TTATAAAAGAAACATACGAAGTACAACAAGAACCGGCACTTTGGCAGAAATGGCTAATGGAGTACGGCAAGATGGAGAAATCCTACGAGAATGATGTATGGAATCCACGCCCCACGGGGCTTTGCCGCGCTCATTGCATTGTGTTGGAGTGCCCACATAACGGGAGACGATAATGCCGTACAAAAACAAACCCAGACCGTACAAAAAAGAATACCAACAGCAGAAAGAACGTGGTGAACATCCAGACCGCATGGAACGCCAACGTGCTAGACGCGCTATAGATAAGGATGGCGTAGACCGGAACAAAAACGGTAAAGCTGACAAACGCGAAGGCAAGGATGTGTCACACAAGAAAGCATTGAGCAACGGCGGTAAGAACGCTGACGGTGTAAAGATACAAAGCAAGTCCAGTAACCGTTCTTTCCGTAGAGATTCGCAAGGCAAATTAGTTTCAGAAACTAGCAAACGCGAACGTAGTAAAAAGAAGAAATCCTAGCCAAAAGGAAGAATGATGAAAGTAGTAGACAACAGGGGGTTGCTCCTGCGGGTTCGTGACCCTCAAAAAATAACAATGGCTATACCCAACAGTAAGTATTTAGGTGACAACAGTGTTCTAGTTAAGTGGGGTATAGACGAGTCCCGCGTTCTAAACAACCTGAATATACGCAACGTACCGTCGCCAATACTGGGTAAATATGCTTGGCCCGGAAGGTACGCACCGTTCGACCATCAAAGAACAACCGCGTCTTTCCTTACTATGAATTCACGGGCTTTCTGTTTCAACGAGCAGGGAACTGGGAAAACGGGTTCTGCTATCTGGGCATCTGACTTCTTGCTTAACGAGGGTAAGATTAACCGAGTCCTGATTATCTGCCCGTTATCTATTATGGATTCCGCATGGAGGGCTGACCTGTTTAACTTTGCCATGCACCGTACCGTAGACATAGCGTATGGTTCACGGACTAAACGCCAAGAGATAATAAACGGAAGTGCAGAATACGTAATCATAAACTACGATGGTGTGGAGATAGTAAAGGACGAGATAGCAAACGGCGGGTTCGACCTTATCATTGTTGACGAAGCTACCCACTATAAAAACGCGCAATCGAAACGCTGGAAGATACTTAATTATATTCTCAATACAAACCCCAACATCTGGCTCTGGATGATGACCGGTACACCGGCGGCTCAATCCCCCGTAGACGCGTACGGGTTAGCCAAACTTGTAAACCCCAAAGCTGTACCTAGATTTTTCGGGGCGTTCCGAGAGATGGTGATGTACAAGGTTACCCAATTCAAATGGGTGCCGAAACCAACCGCCATAGAAGTTGTGTTTAATGCGCTACAGCCAGCGATACGTTTTACCAAGGAGCAATGCCTCGACCTACCGGAAATGACCTATGCCAAGCGTGAGGTAGAACTTACCACCCAGCAAAAGAAATACTACAACGAGTTAAAGAAAGAGATGATTTCCGTAGCTGCGGGAGAACAGATAACGGCAGCTAACGCTGCTGTTGTTATGAACAAGTTGCTACAAATATCTTGCGGTGCCGTCTACACCGACACTGGAGAGACAGTGGAGTTTGACATCAAGAACCGCTACAAGGTACTGCGGGAAGTCATAGACGAGTCCAGCCAGAAGATTCTTATTTTTGTGCCGTTCAAGCATGTCATTGATTTACTTAAAGAAAAATTAACTAGAGATGGGATCACGAGTGATTTGATTCGTGGGGATGTGTCTGCACAAAAACGTACCGAGATATTCAAACGATTCCAAGAAGAACAAGACCCACGAGTCCTGATTATCCAACCACAAGCGGCGGCTCATGGGGTAACACTAACAGCGGCGAATACGATTGTATGGTGGGGGCCGGTATCCTCACTAGAGACTTACGCACAAGCGAATGCACGCGTTCACAGGTCAGGTCAGAAGCACCCCTGTACCGTGGTGCAATTACAAGGTTCCGGCGTTGAGAAGCGAATCTATAGCCTTCTGGACGACAGAATAGATGTACATACAAAAATGATAGATTTATATAACGATGTACTTGAATTATAAATAATACTCCACTATATTACACAAAACATAATAAGCCCGGAGGATGATGAAATGTCTGATGTAAAAGCAGACCTTAACCGCATTGTCGCTGTATACTTAAAAATACGTGACAAAAAAGCACAGTTGACCAACGAGTTAAATGCTAAGTTGGCCGAACTAGATACTAAACTCAAGGTAGTAAACGACGCGTTACTAGCACATTGCAAAGAAAACAATGTGGAATCAGTGCGCACCGAACATGGTACCTTTTATCGCTCTACCAAAACTAAATACTGGACGGGCGATTGGGAGGCTATGGGTAAGTTTATTATCGAACATGACGCGGTAGACCTAATGGAGAAACGTATCCATCAAGGTAATATGCGTCTGTTCCTTGAGGAAAACCCAGATTTGCTACCGCCCGGATTGAATGTCGATAGCGAATACACCGTAACCGTAAGGAGAAAAAAATGAGCGACACCTATGTCCCGATAGACGAACTAGCCAAGTATCTATCGGTAAAGGTAAGTACCGTGCGCACTTGGGTGCAGAAAGGCTACATAGCCAAGACTGGCTATATCAAGGTTGGCAGTACCTACCGTTTTAATATCCCTAGTGTAGTTGCGGGATTAAAGCAAGAACCCGTACCACAGGAAGAAGTGCCAACACACATAAACGATATTGTTCAGTCCTTTGAGGAAGAACTTTTTGAATCCGAGGACGAGGGTATCACAGAACAATTAGAACTAGATTTTAACGAGGACGAAGATATATGAGTACGCAAATCACTCTGTTCGAAAACATGCCGGATGACTATAAGGAGTTGCTGGCGCAGTTAGAACCGGAAAACGTAGCAACCTCTGGTGGTATGCGCCGTTTGAGTATCCGTGGTGGTGTCTTTCGTAAGGTGGTAAACGGTAACGAAATAGCTGAGTTGGAAGAACGTAGCCTCAAAGCTGTTATTGTAAAAACCTCACCTATATCAAGGACTTACTACGAAGGACAGTACGTGGCGGGACAGAACAATCCCCCTAAATGCTGGTCTGCTGATACTACTAAAGGCGCACCGTCTGAGGACGTATTGGTTACTGACAGGCAGTCTGCCTCCTGTTTCGATTGCAAGCAGAATATCAAGGGTTCCGGGCAGGGTGAAAGCCGTGCGTGTAGGTTCCAACAGCGTATTGCGGTACTTCTGGCTGACCAAGATGGCGTGATACGTAGCAACGAAATCTACCTACTTATCCTCCCCGCTACCAGCGTGTTCGGTGATGACAAGAAGAAGATGGGGCTACAAAGCTACGCTAAACTGCTCAATACTCAAAACGCTTATTTAGCATCCATAGTTACAGAAATACGTTTTGATACTGATAGTAGTACGCCTAAGCTATTGTTCAAGCCTGAGCGTGTGGTGTCTAAGGAAGAACTAGGGCTAGTGGTAAACGCACAAAAAGACCCGGATGTACAGAAGTTAGTCACGATGTCAGTAAAACCTAAAGAAGATACTGGCACAAAGCAGTTGACTAATGATACAGTCTCCCCCCTACCCCCGGCGGTTGAGGAGTCTGCTGGGGCGGAAGTTCAAGCAGACGAAATTGTTGCGGAACCTACCGTGAAGAAATCTAAGAAAAAGACGGAAACCCCGCCGGAACAAGTTGATCTTGCTAATTTGTTAGACGAGTTTGATGATTAACACCACTGCAACGGGCACCCTAGTGGTGCCCGTGTTTCTCTTTTGTATGGTCAAAATATGGATGCAAAACAATTCTTTAATTCGGTGTTAAGTCCGAAGGGATTATATTGCGTAGTAGGTATTAAAGATAAAACAATTAAACATCAGAAATTTTACGAATCTATTGATGATATAGCCGAGATTGCTACTAACCTAGACAGCAACGGGCACGATACCTATTTCGCACTAAGCACGTTCCAAGAAGGCACAACACGCAAAGCTGATAACGTACTAGAAATACGTGCGTTATTTCTTGATTTAGATTGTGGTGAAGGTAAACCGTACGCCACACAGACCGAGGCGTTAAAAGCCCTACTAGCTTTTTGCCGTAACTTTAATTTACCCAACCCAACCAGTATGGTGAACTCCGGGCGTGGCGTACACGTCTATTGGAGTTTGTCGCAATGCTACTCTAGGGAGGAATGGCTACCCGTTGCCGAAAGATTAAAATCGGCATGCGTACAGTTTGGGCTAGAAGCAGACCCGGTTGTTACTGCTGACGCCGCCCGAATACTACGCATACCTAATACGCATAATTTTAAATCAGACCCCGCTTCTGATGTGCGCATACTTACGTTTACCGAAGACCACGTTGATATAAACGTGTTTGTTGAAAATCTGCCAGAGGCATTGACACCAGTTCCTGCTGTTCGCGAATACAGTGAACTAGACAAAAAAGATATGCAGAACGCTATGGGGCAAACCCATAAAAAGACGTTCATAAAACTATTGAAGGCATCACTTAGCGGCGGCGGTTGTAAGCAAGTACGTGATGCAATGCTGGAACCTAATTCAGTTGGGTATCAGTTATGGCTTGACTTATTGTCTATAGCTAAACATTGTGACGATAAAGACAGCGCGATACATGCCATATCATGTGGCTATGAAGGTTACAGCGAACAAGAAACAGAAAAGACAGCCGCGTCTATAAACTCCCCTCACTACTGCACTACGTTTGAAACAAACAATCCTAAAGGTTGTGAAGGATGTCCACATAAGAAAAACGCTAAGATGAAATCGCCTATCTCGCTGTGTATGGAGTTACGGGAAGCCGAATCTAATTCGGTAGAGGTGCCCATAGAAGTTATACAGCCTATGGCTGAAGGCGAAGAAGACATAGTAGAACCTGTAAGAACACAACGCATAGACATTCCTGAATACCCAGAGCCGTATTTCAGATTAGCAACGGGTGGTGTTGGCAGGTATACAAGAGATAAGGATGGCAATACCGACACAGAAACTATTTACCAACAAGACTTGTATTTAACTAAACGTATGCACGAGCCGGGGCCAGAGGGTGGGCCGTGTTATGAGGTTGTACACCATACTACGCGAGATGGTATACATAGATTCGTACTTAAAGCTACTCAACTAGCTGTACTGGAGCAGTTTCGTAAAGAAATAGCCTTAAATGACATAACATTTATACCTAAAAACATATCGGATTTACAAAATTACATGATTAAGTGGGTTGAAAAACTTAAAGCTACACAAGACGTTATACACGTACGTACGCAATTTGGGTGGACACCAGACCACAAGTCTTTTGTCATAGGAGATAGAGAAGTATTTGCTGACCGTGTAGAAAAGAATCCTGCGGGTAGTAGAACTGCTCAGTATTTTCCCCATTTTGGTAGCAAAGGCACGTTGGATGGCTGGAAAGAAACCGTCAAGTTTTACAACAAACCCGGTTTTGAAGAGCATCAGTACATGTTTGGTTTGAGTTTTGGTTCGCCCTTGATGGCGATGATACCGAACATATCAGGCTGTATATTCCACGTTATGAGTAGTGAGACAGGTCACGGTAAAACCACAGGTATGTGGGGTGGCGCGTCAGTGTGGGGCGACCATAAGTTGCTAGTGTTGCAAGGTAATGATACCGCTAACTCCGCATGGAACAGAGCCGAAGTCTACAAGAACATACCGTTATATGTAGACGAGTTATCTAATTACAACGCAAAGGAAGCTAGTGATTTTGCCTACGCCATATCTGCCGGACAACAACGAAACCGGCTTTCAAACAAGGGGGCAAACGTAGAGCGCTATCGCGGCGAGGAATGGGGGTTGAACTGCGGTACTTCAGGTAACGGTAGTTTGCTTGAGACGATAAGTAGTAAACGAGCCATGCCTAAAGGTGAAGCCGGACGCGTACTGGAAGCTACCGTACACCAGCGGTTGTTTGGTTCTGATGGGGCTATAATAGGTAATGCGTTGAACTCTGACTTGGCGGCAAACTACGGACATGCCGGTGTAGTGTACATACAGAAAATCATAAAGAAGTACGAAGCCACCGAGAAATTTGTAAACAGCATACGTAACAAGATTATCAAAGAAGCTAATCTGGAAGCCCAACATAGGCATTGGTCTGCACAAGCGGCTACGGTTTATACGGGTTTGTCTATAGCAAAAAGACTTGGGCTGATAGACTGGGATTTAGATAACCTGTATGGCTGGATAATAAACAAACTTATGATGTCCCGTCATAATTTGGAAGAAATGAAGTTAGACGTACACGAAGTAATAGCGCAATTCTATGCCGAACACGTCCGCAACATACTACGCGTGAAAAGCATGGGGGTGCTGGACGAGGATATGCAGAACATAGTAACGCCGGATGGTACGCCCATGTACAAGTGGGTTGGTAGGCATGAGTACGATGTATCTAAATTCTACGTTAGACCGGCTGCGTTGCGGGAGTGGTGCGTATCCAAGGGGCATCATTTTGACAGCGTGAAGGAACTAATAGAAAAACAACTGCATGGTAAGGAAACTAGACTTAGGTTGGGGCGCGGTACCAAGTTAGACCTACCCCTCCAACGCGTTATAGAAATGTCGTGGGCTAAAGATGACGCGGATAAACATAGCTGATATATCCCCAGACGGGGTGCGTATAGTTATAGATTGGAGTAAGTTTGTGCCCGGAACTTCTATTTTCATACCCACCATAAATACCGACAAAGCCATTGAACACGTAAGAAAAGCAGGCCGCCTCAATAAAAACGAGATAGAAAAACGCGTTTGTATAGAGAATGGTAAGTACGGGGTGCGAGTCTGGCGATTGCAGTGAGTTGTGTGGTGTTGGATGCTATTGGATGCTACTGGACTGTACTGGGTGAATTTTGATACTATACAGGCTCATCATTCTCCAAGAGAGAAACTTTTAGCCCCCTCCCTAGGGGGCTTTTTTTAGTCTTCAAATTCCCGGTTAGATTCTAAAACTTCTCGTATATATTGTTTTGTGGTGGGTAAACCGCCCGTTACAGTAGCGTTTAGTGTCCGGGCAGACCTTGACCGCAACGATTGCATTAGATCGTCTGGTGAAATAACGTTATCGGGATGGTCTATATTAAACTGCGTGATGTCGTTTATTACATCAGAAGCAGATTCTTTACGCTCTTTCTTAGTTATATTTGCAAATCTGTCTAGGAGTTTACTTCTACGATTGGCTATACCGCGTGTTACCCTTGTATTCCTAGATAGTTCGTCCCTTTTTACCCTGTTTATGGCTGGGGCAAAACCAAACGCTTGTGCTAATGCGTCTCCTATCCAATTTCCCCCACAATTACATCACCACGGGATGTCTCGTACCCTTTTGTATAAAACTCATAGCCTCGCATTATATTGTTTATAGGTGTTGGCATAGCTTGCCTAAACGCTCGTTCATTGTTGTTTGGGTCGCCGTCCATTAACTCTGATACCGATTCAAAAGTGCGTTTACCTATACTCAAAGCAGGGCCACCGATGGCTTCCATCCAGTATTCATATTCGTTGTCTGGTACGTAATTACCTCTATCTCTAATCATTAAGTTGGTTAAGGCTATACGATCTGTCAGGTCAATTCCAAGATACTTAAAGATTGCCCCGTAGTACCAACCCAACCCTATTTGTTTAGCGACTATAGTATTAGCGTCGTCCTCGTCATCGCCTAAGAACATATTTGCAATCATTACAAACAAGCCGTAGAACGGTATACCTTTCACCCCAACAAGCGTAGCGCCTGTTCCGGTCAAGTACATAAACGTATTTCTAAGCACCCTTGCTTCTTCTGCTTCTTCTTTAGACATGGCCTTCCCAGTCATAGTCTTGAATACGGCGTCAACCATACGCAGATGTGTGTACAAGAATTGTGCCGGTACTTGTTTAAACTGCATCATAAGACTTCCAGCACCACCCAAGAAAGTTTGCCCAAATCTAGGCGCAGTCGTAAGGAGGGGGGAGGAGTTTACCCACAGAGTGACATCAGTAGCTTTCTTTGCAGCGGCATCACCGTATTTCTTAATATCAGCGTCAGTTAAATTCTCTACCTTCTTACCGGTTTGCTTTTCCATCTCCAGTATGTAGGTACTAAGTGCGCTTACTTGGCGTATAAATCGTTCGCTATGGTTAAACAAGAAGCCGCTAACGTACGATACTTTGTTCAAAAACGGTGACGCAGGGCTATCCAGTTGGGAAGTTTCGGCGGCTATGGTACGTGTATCCATGCCGAGTGTTTTTAATCTTTGTATGATAGGCGCAGCGTATTTCTGGAAAGCCGCCATTTCTTGGCCCAATTCATTAGTTACGCTAAAGCCGCCTAGTTCGCGTATGACGCTATCTTCTGACAGTGGGTTTCCGTTTTCATCTACATCCAAAACACCATCCCGCGCTACTTTACCGAATGTTTTTAGGTACAGGCCCATCGCTTCCATAGTAGCTGCGGTTGCCTTTAAAGGCCCATATTCGCCAGCCAGCCTAGACTGTAACACTATAGGCATTATGGATACGTTTACGGCTACAGAGCTTACGTTGGCTCCAAGTGTCATATTGAAAGTCAATGCGCGGGCAGTACGTGCCCAGCTTGGTAGGTAGGGGTTTTTAGCAAATTCTACATAGCTCGGTAATTTACCCGGCTGTGCGTCCGTGTCTGCCGTTGTACCCGCTATTACAGTAGCTAGTTCTTTTAGGAACGGTTGGTCTTGGGGGAGTGCGTCTCTAGCAATTCGTACTTCCTGCGCTGCTTCTGCTAAATCTACTTTGTGTTCTATGTTTGCATAACTTGTTATAAACCTAGGCATTGTTTGTTCAAACGCGTGTATAAAATCACCTTCAAAAAAGTGTATGCCTTCTCTAGCTTGTTTAGATTCAATAATTCCTTTTTCCGGTAGTGAACGTAATACCAAATCTTGTAGAAATTCAGTAACTTGGACTTTGCTTTTAGCTACTTGTTCTTTGGCGTCGCCTTCTAATTCAGGAATGCTTTTAAATACATTATTAATGCGTGTCTGTAGTTCAGTTATAAACTCTATCGACGGTATGTTTCCTTGGCTTATCCTGTTCCTAATATCTTCAGTTTTTCTACGGTTTATGGTACCTGCGATTATACCCGGCTGACCACTACCCCTTTCAACTGCGGGTTGTGCTTGTAGTCTTTTTATAGCAACTTCCCTATCTCCTGTTGTCTCATAAGACCCGGTACCATAAGTGACTTGCCCTTTACCATCTATGTACTCAAACTCCAACCAATACTCACCTTCACGATAAAGTTTAAAGTACGGGTCTATACGACCAAATTCCAAACGCTTGCGGAACAGTATTTCACGCACACCATTTTTTATTCTAACTTCCGATTCTTTATCGTTGGCTATCTTTATCTTCTCAATGTTTGCGTCTTCTGCGGCTCGTATTTTTTCGTCAAGTCTTGAATACTCGTCGCGTATTTTCTTTATTGCACCACGCTGACTGGGCGTAAGTTGCTTCATTTTCTCGCGTAGTTCTTTGTATTTTTCAACTCGCTCCGCAGATGTTTCTTGTCTGGTTATCTTACCGAAAGTCCTAGCTTGTTCTTTCTTCCGTATAGCTTCTTTTCGCTCATTACGTAGTTCGGTTTCTTTGGCATCAAGTTCTTTAACAGTGTCAAAATATTCTGTCTTCTGTTCAAATTTACCGTCGGCTATACGCACGCCGTATGTTAATGCGTTTTTAGAATACTTTTCTTCTGCTTCTGGTATAAACGCATCAATACCTTCCAGAGTCATGTTTCCTACTAACTCATTAGCAATAGCTATATTCTTACTATCTTCTCTAAATGGGCCAAGTTTAAATGCTTTCTTTGCGTCATTTACGATGCCCGTAAACCGTTTCATTTCTTCGTTGCGTATACCGTCTATCTGGTAGAATATTTCTTGTACGTTGTCTATTGAGTCGGCATATTCTTTCGGCCCTTTTTTAGCCAAATCAACTATGGCTTGTAGCCCCATACCGTTCAAGAAATTGACTGACTGCTTAGTTGTAAAATTATTTACGTTGGCAAGAAAGCCTGTTCTTGTTTCGTCTAAAGTTTTGTTAGACACGAACCGCCTACCACCAAGCATCAGATTGAGTGCTTGGTCTGTGTTACCTTCCGCTATAGCTTGGTTTATCTGAGTAGCGGTTCGTGTATCAATCTCTGTACCAAGTATCATGTCCACGTAAGCTGAAGCGGCATCAGCAACGGTTATAGGTTTGGTGCTAAGTCCTAGGAAACGAGCCACTGCGTTGACAAACTTACGCCATGCAGTTGTTTTCTCTCCAGTAATTTTGTACGCGGCTAGTAACGCTTGGAATTCGGGGTTTACGAACGCTTCAGTAACAAAGTCTGCTAGGGACTGAGTACCATAAGCAGTGGGTAACCTGTTAGCTACATTGTTGAACAGTTTTGTAAGCGCTTTTGTAACGGGATGGTTCTTATTTTTGATTATTTCATGCAGTACGGCGTGGGCTGATTCGTGTAATACGGCATGTACAGATGTGTCACTGTCTATATCAAAGCTGATAGTTTTAGTGTTCGGGTTATACGCAGCTACAGCAATGTCGCCTTTCTGATTTACGATACCGCCATCTACAAACTCAATAGTAATACCTAGGTCTTTTATAGCAGCGGCTAACTTATTTGCTGTGCGTTTTACATCTGGGTTAGGTGTAGAATTAGCTAACTGTCTAAGTGCGGAGTCAATTTTGTTATCAAATAGTGCGTTTTCAACTTCTGCCGAAACTGTACCCATACTAGCTGCAACGGCGTTCTTAGTAAGGAATTCATCAATGTCGGTAAACTCATTAACAACTTCTTCGGATAGAAAATCAGTGTAATCCGCGTCAGTAACACTCTCTATTTCTGTCTTACCATAGTCAGTTGCTTGTGTCTCTTCTTTGGTACGTGTCGTGTCTTTTTCGACACGTTGCTTTTCTTTTAATCGTTCTTGAGCAGTGTAGTCTTCCAGTAACTTAAACGTTTCTGGAGTTGTGTTATTTTTTACCCACTGTTTAGCTTTGTTTGCTCTACGTTGTTCATTTTTATAGTTAATAGATAAAGACTTGGCCTTCTCAGGGGCAACTAACTCAAAGGCGATAGACCGCAACGCTTGGTCAAAATCAGTTGTGTTCTGTACGTAGTGCGCCATCGCATACCCTACGCTAGTACCTTTTGGTGGGTCTTTTGGTATGGTTACGTTTTGTAAGACGTTTAAATCAGTTAAATTCTGTTGTGGCTGCCTACGCCTAGTTGCTTCGACCCCTTCTTTAGGTATACCGTTTTCTGGCTCTATTGCACTTATTTGCTCTTCAGGTACCTGTGTTTCTTCGACTTCCGGTAGGGGAGAAACAACTGCACCTTCGGGTATATCTAAACGACGTATGGCTTGTTCCGGGCGTTCGATAGTAGGTATTTCTAACTGAGCTTCTCCAGAAAGCGGTATTCTACCGGTGCGGTCAAGACGTTCTCGGTTAGTTAAGCCTGCCGGGGGTTCAGGTTCTACTGGCTCGACAGGGGCTGTCGGTTCTGTTCTTTCAGGTACAAATTGTTCTATTGCAGCGGCACCGGCGCGTTGTTCTGTTTCGGCGGCTGTGGCTGTAGCTTTCTGCTCCTGTTCTTTAGCGGTTATCGCTTCTTCTACGCCCAACGCACGGTCTATAAGCGCTAGTTCCGATTGTGTAGGGGTAGTATTTGTAAAACCCTGTCTACCAAGTTCCGCGCTAAAAGCACGGGCCATGTTTTCGGCATTGGTAATTTCGCCGCGCTCAATTATAGGTAGGAGGACTTCCCGGCGTTTTTGTTCGCTTTCCCGCTGACGGGTACTCTCAATACGTTCCTGTACCGCAGTTAGTTCGGCTTGCTGGATGGCTTCTGCTTGGCGTTGTTGTTCGTCTTCCCGCTGACGGGTAGTCTCTTCAGCGGCTTTTGCCTGCTCTTCTAGCGTAATTTGCTCTGGTGCAACAGTAGGTTCTGTTACCTCGGCAGGAGCTGCCCCTCGGAATATCTCACTACGCAACAAGGAATCTATACGGGATACTGTCTCTGGGTCTGACCCCCGTTCGTCTATCCTGTTGCGGTACAAGGCTAATATCCTCCACGCTTTTGCCTGTTCTTCAGGGTTTGCCAAATCCAACCCGTATAAACTTTCAGCAGTAGGTCTGTCTAAATCAATACCAAGCCCTTCAATATCATCAAGGGACAGTTCTGTGGGGGCTTCTTCCCGGCCAAATAAATCTCCAGCAGGGGGCGGGGTGGTGGCAGTGGGCGTCGGCTCTGGTGCGGCCTCTGGTGCGGCCTCTGGTGCGGCTTCGGGTGTGACACCCCGACTACGGAATCTCTGTACACCGGGCATAACTATTTCGGTTAGGGTAGCTAATAGACCACCTACACCACCGCCAAGTGCCGCAGATTCACCAGTATCGGTAAATACCCCGCGTTCTGGGTCGTATATGCCACGTTGTATAAGATTCTGTCCGACTTCACTGACAGCTTCCTGTACCGCTTCATCAAGTGCGGCGCGGCCTATACGTCCACCCTTACTGTCATAGACGCGTTTCAACCTAGACCGCAATGTGTTGTCTAGTGCTTCTACTACTTCATCTGTGTTTCTACCCAGTACGCGTCTTGCTCGTCTAATAACCCCTGCTGGCCCCACCATTTCTAGTGCGCCGGGGAGCATACCCAATCCAGCAGCTTTACTTATCTCTTCTTCGGTAGCGCCGGCAGCTTCAGCACGCTGGGCGGCTTCGCCAGCACCAGCACCTACACCCATAGCAGTACCGGAAATTAAAGCTAGTGGGGCCGATATAGGCGCAGTAGCGGCAGCAGCAAAGAAAGGTAAGGTGGAACCTACCCCACGCATCAGGTCTAAATACCAACCTTCATAGGCTTGGTCTGGGGCGAGTGCTTCCTGAACGCGTCCACCTACTTCGGCTATCTTTTTGCGGGCAGCTTGTTCTTGTTTTTCGGGGAGTAGGAAAGCGGCACCGGTAGCGGCAGATTCAAGAAGCCCAGTAGTACCAGCGGCTAGAGCTTTAGCGGTTTCCGGTATATAGCCAAATAAAGAAGTATCTTCTTCCGTAGGTGCTATTGGTGTAGGTGCGATACCCAACGGCTGTTGCCGTAATTCTCTGTACGCAGCAGATACTGTTGCAAACTCTTGCGAACCTTGTTTGTCTTTATTCGCAACAATCCATTCAGCATAACGTTCAAGGCGTTCTTCATTTGTCGCCATCGTTTATACCTACTCTTCTATCCCTAAAATTTCATCTGCCGCCGAAACCGCCGAAGAAGTACCAGAAGTAGCTGGCCTAGTAATTGGAGGGATTGTACCGCCAACATCTAAAAGTTGTGAAATAGAGTCTATTGTATTTGCAGCACCGGTTATTAGCGAATCATAAATTGTGTTTATATTCTGCATCATTTCGGGGTCCGCACCCAATAAAGCTGACTGTTCTGCTTTGCTCGTCACTATATTGTCGTAGAAGTCTGTAGCGTTCGTATATAGCGTTCGTAAGGTTGCTTGACGATCTCTGTCTATACCTGTCGCCACATCTATTTTCTTCAACTCATTCTGGAATTGAGCTTGTAAATACGAAAGTTTGTTTGATTGATTTGCTAAAGTTGCTTCTAACTCTCGGTTCTGCACGCCTTGAATCATATTGTTCACAGTTTGTATTGCAGTTATTTGGGCAGCATTAGCTTCACCCAGTGCGGTTAGACCAGCATCAAAGGCTTTTACAGACGCATCTCTGTCAAGATTGACTAATTCTTTAGACATATCAAAACTTTTTTGCGCAGTCGCAATGTTTTCTTGTCTAGCTTGCTCTCGTACCTGCTCCATACCCCGATAGGCTTGCGTACCGGAACGGGCGATATACGGACTGCTTGCAATTCCGCCCAGCAACGCAGCTAGTTCTTTCCTGCGTATGTCTTCCGGGCTACGTTTTAGACTTTCTAGTTCTGTTTGACGATCTCTGTACAACTGTTTTAACTCTTCTGGAACCGCATAGGCTGTTTTCGCCGCTGATTCTCTTGCCGAACGCTGGCTTTCAGCGTAATCGGGGTCTAAAATTGTCTCAGTACGCGTTTTAAGTAAGTCAGTTAGCTCGCTCATTTCGTTGCTAGTTGTTGGCCTTGATTCGGAATCAACCAAAAGCCCCATGTCCGCTAATATATCGTCTACAGAAGTTTGCCCCATTACTGTAGATGCGTCACCCTCACCCTCTTCGTAGCGATTTAATGTCTCGCGTGTCGGGACTTCCTGCTGACTGTAGTCATTGGGGTCTTTCATCATGCTAAGTATGCTTTCTAACTCTTCGTCGGGCATTTTAGGTGCTTGCGTAGCTGCTTGTTCGTCCCGTTCCATGAAAGCATTTATTTCGGGAACCGTTAAACCCATAGCTGCTAGTTCTTCACGTTTACGCCGTTCTTCTGCGTATCTTGCTCTTGAAGCTGCGTTTTCAGCTTCTCGCTGCGCCCTACGTTCAGCAGGTGATATAGCAGTAGGGGGGCTAACAGCAGGTCTATCTGCCATCATTTCTTCTGCAAGTTGCAGTTCTTCGGTATTTAATAAACCGCCGGGGGCGTAGCCGACAATGCCGCCACCGTACATACCTTTGAGCATATCTTTTGTTGGGCCTACAAAAGCATCATCTTCTTTGTCTTCAGGCTTATACCCACCGTCACGTAGATAATTTATTAGCTTTGCAGTAAATCCACCAATAGGCATTTGTTGTATAGTGTTGTTTAGGTGTAGCCGTTCAGCACCCCCTGCCCTAATGACATCCATAGTCTTGTATACATCAGCACGTAGATTACCTGTGGGGTCATTAGCCATACGAGCGCTAAGCTCCATCCGCCTAGTATCTAGCTGCTTCAGTTCTTCTTCGGTTTTGTCCGGTTTCCTCATCTGTCTTTCTATAGCGAGCATATCGTAGGCTATAGATTCTGCATCAGACCTTGGCATACCACCTTCTTGGAAAGCAACGATGCCGCCGTCCGCCATGCGAGCCATATTCGGTGCGGATTGTGAGGGTATACCAGCCATCTGCCTAGCTTGAGCCTGCTGCATACGCTGCCCCTGCATCTGAATACCCGGCATCATGGAAGCTATACCTTCTCTGTTACCCGCTATTGCTTGTTGCTTTAACTGATTCTTTACCGTGGCGGGATTAGTTTGCATACTGGCTTGTATGGCGTTTTTATTAGCTTCTATTTGGTTATTCGTTTTCTGTAAGGCAATAAGGGTTAAAGTATCCGGGTCCATAGCATACTTTTGCTGTAAACGATCCGGGCCTAAAGCCATAAGAGCTTGTATTTGTCTGTCTATTCCCATAGCCATCGCGTAATACCTTTAAGAAGAGGGGAAATATTTTTCAAGTAAATCATATATACCCAAACCAAATTGCCCCGCACCGGCAATGTTTTGCAGCGTGCTAGGTTGCGCATATTGGTAGGACTGTGTGGAAATCGGAAGTCCTTGTAGCAACGACTGCATATACTGAACTTGCTTATATGGGTAGTCACGTTCTTCTTCAAACTGCGCAATGTCAGCCAGTACACCTTCTTGTTCGATAGCACGTTGCTGTTGGCCTGCGGCAAGTTGTTGCTGAAGCCCCTGTAACCCGTACTGCCTTTCTTGACCGAACAAATCTGCGGCCTTGTCGTAGGCTTGCTGCATTCCGGTACCGTATATGTTGGCAAGGTTCCTTTGCAGCGCCCCGGACAACTCGGCTTCGGCTACAGCCTGACGGCCCCCACCATACGCACCGGCTCTACCGTACTGGCTTTGAAGTCTTTGCTGTTCTATCTGTGATTGACGGCGTGCTTCTTCCATTTGCGGTTGAAGCGCCATATCCATATATGGGTTCATGTACTGCTGGGCTACACCCGGAGCAGTAAAAGACCCTGTGGTCGTCGCAGTAGGCACAGCAAGATTAGCCAAACCTTGAAATGCTTGTCCTTGCAGTTCAGATTGACCCGCAGTTAGTGGGCCTTGGTACGGGGTATAGCCCATACCAGCAAGAGCAGCGCCTTTGCCAAGCATTTGAGTGACATACGGGCCAGCCCAAGGAGAAAGGGAAGAAGACTGCCCTAAACGCGTTGCATCGGGAGTAGCTAGGGCTGTTAAAGGATTATCGTCGTCACCCATCTTTCTGTCCTCAAACTAAATAATCTTGGGGGTTTATTTGTTTCCCCTGTCTGGTTGTTCCTGTACGCGCTTTGCGCACCCTGTCCATCATGGAGTACAGGTTTTTTGCACCTGCATCTGAGTTGCCGTTACCAAGGTGGCTTACCACATCAGCCGGTATTACAAACTCACCATCACTAAGCCGAGCCGGTTCTCTACCATCAATAGTTGCTGGCACATTGTCAGCCATGCCATCAGTAGTGCCGCCCAAATAGTAACCTCTATTCAGCGATGCAAGTCCACCTCGGGCAAAACCGGGAGGGTTACCTCTGTAGTATATACCGTCAGTGCCTCGCCAAGCGCCGTCTTTATTGATTAAAGGTTTAGCAGTAAAGGGGTTAATGAAGGGTTTTACGTCGGCCCCTGCCTCTGGGTATTTTGCATTGAATGCATCAGTTGCTGCTTTTTCCGCTCTTGATTCATCGGCTATTCTTTTGTTCTCAATGTTTTCGCGGGCTGTAACTAAATCGCTCGGGGTTATACCCAAATACTTAGCTGCTGTTGTGTCAGAAATACCAAACCGATCAAAGATTTCTATCTGTTCAGGCAGCGTATTTTTCCCTGCCAGTAATTCGTTTAGTGTGTTGTAAGCTGGCTCGTACATATCAGTGTCGCTTCCGGGTATTACCCCGCCACTAATCGTTTGCGGGGGTTCAAAACCTTGTCTGTACGGGGTTAATGTAAGAGCAGGCAACCCTTCCGCACGGGGTACAATTTTATTGCCAGTTGCGGGATCAAAATATGGTTCAGTCGGGTCAGTAGTACCGTCACCAGTAGCACCCACAGCGCGGTTTTTAAAGTAATTGGGTAGCTCATCTACGCTTACGCCAGTAAGTAAAGACAATAAGCCTAAACCTTGCCGTTGCTGTTCTTGTTGCCTAGCAAGTGCGTCAGCGTTTAATTGGGCAAGATAATCTCCACCCATAACAGTCTGGATACCTTCGGCGTCTTTTTTCGGGATGTAATCCACGTTAGTAAAATAACTACGCCCAAATTGCCCGGGGCGACGCGCTCCTTCTAATTCCGTATAAACCGGGGGAGTATCCGGGGCATTTGAACCGTAAGGATTATAAGTGGTGGGGTCACGTTGCCCTCCATAAGCGGGATTAAACCGTTTCAGGTAAGGGGTGCGTTTTGCCTTGTATTCCGGGATACCACCGGTGTAACCCTGCGAGCCTTGAGATTGCCCGTCACCTTGACCGCCAAAATAGCCAAGCAAACTGCCACCAATAGCAGTTACAGCTTTACCAGTATCAGTTTTTAGCCAATCTGTTATCCCACTCATCTTATCTTCTCCGCAACAAACGCAAAATCTCGTTTGTCAAGTCGTAATCGTAATTATTCTGTATCATACCACCGCTACGTGCGTATACATAGGGGCCGCGTTTGTTCTTCTTGGCTTCTTTTTCTTCTTCTTCTTCTTCAGTCCTACCCATAGCCGGGTTAAATATACTGCTCCCCGCAATATCGTACAGGTAATCTATATCTACAGTCGGCCCCGGCCCACCTTGGTGGGTTTCTATACCTTGTCCATAGCCGCCACCACCGCCACCGCCAGTAAGTGTTTCGTCCGGGGTTTCGTCCGAGGCTGGTAGCAGCTCATTTAAGTCCAGATACGGGGTTTCGTCGTTACCATTGAGAGGGTTTCCACCATCGGTTCCACCATCTATTCCACCATCGGTTCCACCATCGATTCCACCATCGGTTC